ATCGAACCAACGCAGATAGCACAAAATCATAGTCACTATCGGCGGATCGCAATTTCAGGCGCACACGGGGTTGGTAAAACAACCCTTGCAAGACAGCTTTCCAAAACCCTAAAGCTCCCTCTTTTAACAGAAACAGCAAGAGAAGTGATTTCACAATATGTTTCAGATTGCTCCTATATTGTTTGCCATCCAGATAAAGCAGAGATCCAGGCTGAAATCTTAAATAAACAAATCGAAAAAGAGGCCACGCATAAGGCTTTTGTTGCGGATCGTTCTGTGCTGGACATTCTGGCCTATTGCTGGTTGTATCGTATCTTTGATAGCCCTACCTTGCATGAATTAGCCAAAAAGATCCTATTGACCTACTCAAAAAACTATGATCTAATTATATTTTGTCCTATCCCAGATGACGATTATGAGATCCCAGATGATGGATTTAGACTCACCGATAAAGATAGCCAAATGGATATAGACAATTACCTCAAATGCGTATTAGCCACAAAACCAACAGATGTTTTATACTTGCCACCAGATAGATCCGTGTGGTTAGAAACCACACTGGACTATATAAACTACACAGAAGGAGGTAAGGAGAATGAATGAGGTAATCGAAATGGGGAGTAATGAGTTAATTTTAAGTGATAGCCTTCTCAAAGTGGCCCAGGAGGCCGAGAAAAGAATTGAGGCTATCAAGAAGATCAAACAGCTTGTGCTTGCAGTAACTAATGAGGCAGATTGGGTAGATCAAAACGGTAAGCCCTACTTACAGACAAGTGGGGCAGAAAAAGTTGCGAGACTATTTGGCATAAGTTGGAGGATAGATCCACCTGAAATTGAGCATGAAGAGGGTGGACATTTCAGGTACACATACAAAGGTTATTTTAGCCTCGGCGGGGTAACCATTGAGGCAATTGGAAGTAGATCAAGCAAAGATGGCTTTTTTAAGAAGTACAAGTATGAAAATAATGAACGCATAGAATTACCTCCATCAGAAATTGACAGAGCGGATGTACAGAAAGCTGCGTACACTAACTTGCTCGGCAACGGGATTACGAGACTCCTTGGCATTAGAAATTTAAGCTACGACGATCTCAAAACAGCAGGTCTTGATGTTGCAAGAATCCAGAAAATTGAGTATCGCAAACGGCCATCCTTCCCAGCAGAGCCTCCGCCGAAACATGTTGCATCCCAAGTATCTGATCATGCCATGCCTGCAGAATCGCCATCCCAAAACGGAGAATTAGAATATATCACAGAGCCACAACGCAAACGCTTCTTTGCTCTTGCGAAGGCATCAGGGAAAACAGATGATGAAATTAAAGAGTATTTAAAAAGTATTGGCCTTGAAAGCACCAAAGACATGCTCAAATCGCAATACGAAAGAGCATGCGAATGGGCATCAGGGGGTAAAGAATGAAAGCTATCATAGAAAAGATCTTATCTATATTGTTTCCTTATAGGCCACTAACCAGTTTTGAACGCCTTGTTCTTATCACAGTAGAACGAGTTAAATAATAATGAGGATCGTAGGCATTGATCCAGGGTTTCAGGGTGCTATAGCAGTACTTGAATATACCCCAAGCCAGCACCCTGACGTTATTAAAACCTTCGACATGCCGATCATCCAAGCGGGAAAACGCAAAGAGGTGGACCTTAAGGAAATTGTTTCTATATGTTCTCCTCATGAGGCCCACTGTGTCTTCTTGGAAAAAGCTCAAGTAATGCCTCAACAAGGCATTGTAAGCTCTGGGAATTATATGAAAAATTATGGCATGATCTTGGGCTGTCTTTTAACGATCGGGTGTTCGGTAATCGAAGTTTCACCTCAAAAGTGGAAGAAGGGCCTGGGGCTTAGCCATGACAAAGAGGCCTCAGTTCTCATGGTCAGGCACCTTTTCCCAACGATACAGATTACTCGCAAGAAGGATCACAACAAATGTGAGGCTATTCTTGTAGCGTATTGGGGAATCAAATATAACCTAAAATAAAACGAAGAACCAGGGCGACGTACTGCACACCCTGGTTCCTCGTCAAGGAGGTAGGACTGGTGGAGGGGCACCAAGTAAACTATAATACTGAAGTGCTAAAATTACAAGGAAAATTATTGCTGATAGGAGCAATGATGGATACTATTCGCCAAAAGCAAATCGTGGTTGTTTTGGTAATAGATGCTACAGGCGATAATACGATAACGTGCTACAAAATAGATAGCGATTATCTACAACAACGAATCTTAGATTATTTACCAGTAGAGAACTCCCAAGAACGGCAACCGCCAAGCTCAGAACCTCAGGAATCATTAGAGCAACCCGCAGGAGAAACAATAAACCCACCGCAGAAAGTAATTGATCTGCAATCAGTTTTCCCACCAAAACAATTACCACCGCCAAAGCAAAACCCAAAAACGAAACCTAAAGCCAAAAAAACCCCACAAGAAACTAAAGACATAACAGATGAAGATCTCCTGCAAGAGTTCAATGAGTTCTGGAAACGGTATCCCAAAAAGAAAGCAAAGCAAGCCGCATTGAGGGCATGGATGAAACTTAAACCTTCTTATGATTTAATTTTCAAGATCTGGGAGGCTTTGGACAAACAGAAAGCCTCATATGATTGGAAAAAAGACCGTGGGAAGTTCATCCCTTACCCAGCGACCTGGTTAAACCAAGGGCGATGGGAAGACAAACTTGATGTAGAACTGGAGGATTGATATGTTAGAAGAAGACCGCAAAAAAGTAATAAAAGAGGCACTTGAGTTCTTTGGTAGTGTTCCATCTGCTAAGCTTGAAAGATATTTAAAAGCAACAGAAGACATACCCTTTGAGCCACTTAAGGACATCTTGTCCTACATGATTGACAACAATGGGAAGTTATACACCCCAGCCCAATTAAAAGAAAAATACAAAGATTGGTTGAAGAACAATCACCAAAAGATTGATTGGATACACGCAGAAGATTGTCCTGACTGCGGAGGAAAAGGGTTATTTGAATATGAATTCTATTCCCCTGAACTAAGAAGGTGGTATATCACCATGGCTTTTTGTGCTAACTGCAATTCTCATAATCAACCCTCAGCTTATAAATCACAAATTGAAAACATGATTAAATCAAAGCCAGATAAATTCAAGTGGCATGTTAAACGCACAATTGATTATGGAACAATTTAGATTTCCCAATAAACATTACTAAAAGAAGGAGGTAGAGATGTTAGTAGAAAAGATCATGGAAGCAAAACAGGCAAAGGCAAGAGTATATCCAGTCCACACTAACAGAGCAAGCAAATTGGGCCACCCATGCCTGCGGTATCTTGTCTATGAGAGAACACGGTGGATGGATAAAAAGGTGCCCTCTGCTGATTTGATCCTAAGATTTGAAATTGGAGAAGAGTATGAAAAGCAGGCAATTAGAGATCTGCAAGAGGCAGGGTTTGTTGTAATTGAGCAACAGAAGGACTTTTTTTGGAAAGAGTATAACATCACAGGGCATATTGACGGCAAGATCCTTGTGGGCACTAAAGCTTATCCGATCGAAATAAAATCAATGAGCCCTGCGGTATTCTCTAAAATCAATACCCTTGACGATATGAAGAAAGCTAAATGGGCTTATCTTAGACAATATCCAGCTCAGATGATTTTGTACTTGCTCCTGGATGAAAAGGAGCAAGGGGTCATGTTACTGAAAGACAAATCAAGTGGAGCATATAAAGAGATTTGGGTCCAATTGGATTATGATTTTGGAGAAGAACTTATTAAAAAAGCCGAACAAATAAATAACCATGTAGCTAATAACACTCTTCCAGACCGCATCAATGACGATTCTATCTGTGCTAATTGCGAGTATGAGCATATCTGCGTTCCAGAAATTAGGCGAGAGGAATTGAATATTATAGACGATACTGAGATGGCAGAACTATTACAGAAATACTGGGAGCTTAAGCCCATTGCAAAAGAATTTGAAGAGATAGATAAGTTAATATCAGAGAAAGTTAAGGAACTGGACAAGGCCGTGGTTGGTGATTTTTTGATCACTGGTACATGGAGAGAGACTACAAGATATAAAGTTCCAAAAGATATTCAAGCCCAGTATGCAGTCAAGGAACGATACTGGGTCAAAAAGATCTCAAAAATTGCATGATAGCGACCGCCAGAAATAGCCCAATTTGAACCGATATTTGGACTGGCAATACATAGATATGGACCAAGTCCAAAAGGATATGGACCAAGTCCAAAAATCTCAAAACTGGGCATTTCTGGCCGTCTCAGAAGGTTTCACGATTTTTAATGCTGTTAATTGCACTGTTCGTTAAAAGCATTTTGATTTTTATAGGCATTTCCCACACCTGACTTGGCCTTGTTTCCCCTCGTTTTGCCTCTCCCACGGAGCAGCTTAGGCACATTTTCGATCTCGGAAACCCGAAGGTCTCGACTGGTTTTTAGCCACTCCTGGCAATAGAGGGTTATATCATTTTTTTATTAAGCTCCTCCAATCAATTAACTTTTAACTTCCGTGAAGGTTTTGTTTTTGTGATTTGCTCTTGTTGCTTTTCAAATAAATATACATCAGAAAGTACTGTTGCTGTATATATCTCACCTGCTTGTGAGGCAGCGGCTTCTACTACTGCTTGATTCCAACTTTCCATTAAATCTTGCGCTAATTGTTGAAACACCTCGATATAACCATCATAAGCATTCTCACCAGGTCGCCACTCAAGGAAAGCTCGGCAACCTTCGTGAGTCCATTGACAGCCTGGTCGAAGCACCTTAGTATGATGAATTTCACACGGCTGGTTTACACTAAACCCCAAATCAATATCTAAACATGTTATTTTCCTACAACAGGAAATATAACTATCGTAAGGAATTACAT